ACTATCTATGGTCATGCCATTTGGTAGTGTTAGTGTACCATCTGTGCCAAGCACCAGTTCATGAACGCCGCTGACTAATCTATCTGGAGTTAGGTCCGCCACAGAAGTTAATACTGACGCATCTGGGAATGTGATCGATACGACATCAATGTCAGTGTCTGGTGGAGGTTGAACTAAAGGTGCCGCATCAACCCACACATCGCTGTACTTGATGTAGAGTCTACCTTCAACTGTGTTGAACCATAAGGTACCATTGTCTGCTGTGGGTGCTGTGTCTTGACGAACCACTTTGATATCTAGCAAGTCATCACCAGTCATAGCGTCACGGATGGTCTTGCCCGGTGGAATCGCTAAATCACCATCTGTGCCAAATCGCCAAGTATAACTGAGGCCTGATGTACCAAATGAAACTGTTTGGGTTGCACCAGGTTCTTCAAATCCTGCTGTAATATCTTGAGCAACATGAATTTTCCAGGAGTTACCAGGTTCTTCAACAACGTCTGTGATTGTGGCAGTTATGGGTGTTCCCCATGATGTGGTCACTGTGTCACCTACGCTGACCGAAGATCCCAAGTTGGGATAATCTTCGTGGTCAATAAACAAACGCCAAACGCCACCTGGTGGCACAAGTTCATCTACATCATCAACTTCAATATTCTGCAGGCCAAGGTTTCTATTGTCTGTGCCAATCTCCACACCAAATGTATCAGGATTGAGTTGAGATCCAGGCAATTTAACATAGTTGTAGTCGTCACCCAGGAACAGATCACTAGCGGGTGGATTACTGTTACTGCCGTTAAAGGCAATGTGGAAGTGTCCTGCCACACCTGGCAATTCCATGTTAGTGCCAATGGCCAATGTGCCTCTATCAGTCACAAGTTTGATACCGTCGGTGTTATTAATGGCACCACCAGCTGGTAGTGTTAAGTTACCATCTGCGCCAAACGTCCAACCGTGAGCAGTAGGAGTAGGACCACTGTAGGTATATATTTGAATATCTTTGTCAACAGCACCGTCTATGATAAATGCATCTGTTCCGTCAGCGGTGGCAATTGTGGTGGTCCTGCTGTGATACCAGCATAGTTGCCCGCAACAGTTTTTAGTGTAGCACCGTTGATGATACTTTGATCTGGCAATACAACAACACCACCATTAGTGACTTCCAGTACATACTGGTTGTTGAGTCCTTGGTTAGGATTTTCATTATACAGTTTGCTGGTGGTAATCTTTCCAGCATCTAATGAATCAGTAAAGCCTTCACCAAAGTCAGATATGGATCCACCTCCACCTGAAAATAACTGTCCGTCAACATATAACTCGCCGGCATCGGTGACCGTTAAAGAAGCGTTAATCCTTAATGGAACATTGTTGATGTATATGGTGTTGTTGCTAACATACAAACTCTTCCACATTTGAGTGGGACTACCAAGGTTTCCACCTAAGTTTGTGCTGGGTAATATGTCCCCACCCACAGTCAAGTTGCTAGTTATAGTAGTTGCTTGATCGATAGTGATTGCTGAACTATCAGTAGTGCTCATCACACTGCCCGTAAACTCAAATGCTCCCAGGTTTAAAGGAGCAACATCTAATCCCAGTGCTGTATAAAGCTCAGTAAAGTTGTCGTTAACTTTACTAAACGCTACACGTAACGGATCTCCGTCACCCTTGTCTGCCGTACCAATATTGATATTTAATTTTGCCATTATATTCTCCCTACCGCTACTTCAACAATTCCCTTGCCAGGGTCCAGTTTATCAGCAATTGCCTTACCAATAATAGTTCCAACTTGTGGATTCATTGCTTTACATCCATAACCAGCTTGGGCTGCGGTAGTTATTAGATCGCCCTTTTTAATAATTCCCAATACTTTTACTGGCACACGCCCTTGGAGCGCAATACAAGCTCTTGTACCTTGTAAATCTTTATTCATCACATAGGCTGGATTAGTTGTTACCACACCAGCAACTCTACTATCAGATGAAATAAATGTTGTTGTTACTTCTGCTGCGCCACCAAATACTAGTACAGTACCTGGTTCATATTCTTGGTCAGATGCGTACCACTCTGCCAAGTCAGCGTATGTAGCTTCAAATGTGCCATCCAAATGCCACTCACCTTGGATATCACCTCGAGTTGTTGCACTTCCAGTTGTGATATCATCAACTTCTATGCTACCAGCTCTTGCGTCAATTATACCGCCAGTTTCTAAAACTAGTTTACTGGTATCTTGTAAGGTCCAAACACCCGTTAATGAACCGCTGCCTAATAACGATCCAGTTGTGATATTTGTTGAAGTTAAAACTCCGGTTACATTTAGGCCAGTGGCAACATCGAGATTATTATGAATATAAGTTGTACCAGTTGGATCGGTACCTGCCGAACTCATAAAGTTAAATGCAGTTCCAGCAGCTGGACTGTAAAATTCAACGTGTGTACTTGCAGTGTCAATTATTTTGTAACCGTCAACTTTTAATTGTTTAACGTCAATTTCTCCAGCACTTAATGTTTTTACTAAACTATCATTGCCGCCAGTAGTAGTCACGCTTGTAATAGCATAGCTGTTTACGTTGTTTGGACTAGTACCAGCAACCGCTGTAATAGTTACAACGCCGGTAGTATTAAATGCTGTACGTAAGCCTTCTTCAACAATACTTTGTGAACTAACTTGTTGAGGTGCCGCAGAAGCTCCTGTGAAGTTGCCTAAGATTGCTTTATTATCAATGTTGGCCATTTCAGATCTTGCGACACCGCCAGCTTTAATTCCAACCCATCCTTCTGCAACTTCAAAATTAGCTGAATCAAAACTTGCTAATCCGCTCAAGTTTTGTTTTGCTCTAGCAGTACCAGTTGGAACTGTTGCACGGGCAGTTGCCAAATTCATTAACAACTTGCTTTGTGCAATATCAGCTCCAGAGTTTACATCGGCATCAATAATGACACCAGGGTTAATTTGATAATTTAATTGTGCATCATTTAATCCGTGAACTATAGATCCAGCACTGTGAGTTGACGGGTCTTGGAAGTCTGGACCAAACTTGATATCAGTAGCTGAACTTACACTTAAACGTACAACATCATCAAATCTGTTTGATGCTCCAGTTACGCTGGCATAATAAAATATTTCATCGTTAATCTTTAAGTAACCTGATGTTGGGAATCCAGTAATGTTTACCACAGTAATACCACTGTTGACATCTAACTGTGTTATGCCAGTAATTGGGCCTACTAAGGTTGTTGTATCAGCACTGCTAAATGTAGCAGTAATATCACCTGAAATAGTTGCACTAATTATTGCCCCACCAGCAATTGGGAAAGCTGCCACGTCTGCTGGTTGTGGACTAAAAATGTTTACGTTCTTTAATGCATCAACGGAATCATATTGTGCAACTAAACTGTCAACATATAACTTATGTGCAGCATCAGTATCTGATACTGGAGCGCCAACGTTTTTAAGTTTGAATCCGCCAAATCTTAAATCAGCAGTTGCTTCCAAAATACCAGCACGGTCCATATATCCTGGACCAACTGCTGACAATGCTAGACTTGAAATTGGAACATTTTCCTTATTCATTCCAAGTCGTCTATCAATATAAGTACCAACGGCATTTTCAGTTGGAACTGAGTCATCAGCCATGTCAATAAATTCGCTGTCTTCTGAGAACTCGTTAATTTCACGACCCGATGTCAATGCCAATGAACTCAGACCAGTAAGACCAATATTAGCATTAAAACTTACGCTGCCAGTGCCTTGGTCAACTGTAAAAAATCTACCTACACGGAAGAAACCGTTTTGATCTGTTGATATCCAGAAAACACGACCTTGTGTTTTTTCAACAACTTCAACACTGAGACCGCCTGGTAATCCACCACGTCCATAAATTTTACTTGGATAATTTGAAGCGTTATATCCACCAGTACCAATATCTAAGAAATCATGTCCCGTAGCACGACAAGTACTAATGTTAACTAAAATTTCTACATTTTCTTCAGCTGCTAAGCCAGCACGTAATGAGAAGATGTTTGATGATAAATCCAAGTTAGTTACGTGTGTCAATGAACTAGTTAGACCAATTGTTGGAACGGAGTCCTCTGCTGTATTAATATCAAAGTAATCTTCAATAGATATGATACCGTAGTTTGCACTTACACCTTTATCAAAATAGTTTGTGATTCTAAAAACTTTACCATTCCATGCAGTAAGCATTTGTCCAGTGTTCAGTCTAGCAATCTCAGGAGTTGTTACTCGGCTAATTGCAAATTGCCTATCCCCCGCAGTTGCACCTAAGGTACTTGTGCCTCGGATACATGTACCTAGCACAAATTTTTCCGTTTCTAATGATCCAGTGTTTGCATATGTAAAGGTGGTTTGATTAACAACGGTTACACTAATTCCAGTTCCGTTATAAGTAGCATCATCAATACTAATATCAACAAGATTACCAGTGGATAATCCGTGTGGTCGAGCACAAACTGCTTGAGCAACGTTACTGCCATTTCTACTAATGAAACTTATGTCAACATAGCCAAGTTTTGATACTATTAAAATACTTAATGTACCAGTTCCTACCTTTGTAGCTTCACTGGCTCCTGGGTTTGCGTATGTTACCGAGTAAGGCGTTGGAGTAGAAAGAATTGTAACATAATCAACATCATATAGCACATCATCTGCATTGATAGAAATAATTTCACCAACATTTAATCCGTGTGGCTCATCAATATAAACAGTTGCCACATCTGCTGCTCTTGCTAATGATACAATATCACCGTTGACAACACTGAGTTGTTTTACAGTCAATTGAATATATCTGTAGTCCTGGTCAATACGAATCTGTGCTTCTTTATTAGGAATACAAATTCCAGTAGCTGTTGTAGTTGCTACATCAGGGCCAGCATTTGCATATGTAAATGTTACAGAGTCAATTACAGTGACGGTGGCAAACGTGGTGTTGAACGATGATATACTAACATCAACTTCCGCAAATTTTCCACTAATTAAACCGTGAGCAGCTAAGGTGACTACTGTAGCAACTCCGCTGGTTCTAGATACAGATGACACTATTGATTGTGCAGCTGATTGTAGTGGTACTCCAAGAGAGTTTGTACTAGCGTATGCAACAGCTCTGTAAACTGCTGGAGTTTCTGGACTTGGATCACCAATGAACGTCAATGCAGTGCTAGGTCTAATAGGGTTTGTTTCAGTAACATCATAAAATCTAAATGAACGTTTAGCCCTAACAATAACGGTCTGGTCATGTGTTAGAGGTCCAATTAATCCTGCCAGTGTATCTGATACACTGGTAGTTAAATTGATACGTATTAGTGATCCAAGTGGTAATCCAGCATCTAAAGAAACATCTTCACAGCGGTTTACTTCATATCTAGCAATACCCAATGTTGATCCGTGATTAATTTCAATATCGCTAATTGCTGCGATTGGGTAACTAAAGTCGTGTACAATCCATGAAGTATCATTAAGGTCACCTGTGTTTACAAATGTTCCCAATTTGTAAATTCTAGCCACTTGAATCATATCGTCGGCTAGCGTAATATTATCTGGTACTTCTAACGGATCACCACCTTCAGCAACTAAACCATAAACGCCGTATGCTGTTGACCCGTTTAATGAACGAATCTGTCCACCACTCTTAGCATAAAATGCCGTATGGCAATAGTATGAGAATACTGAAACTGTTTCAACTAGTCCTTTGTTTATAGCAATAAGACCATAACCCAAATCGTTAATTTGTGTAAAGTCATTAGACAACATACTTGTATTTCCAGCACCAACAATAGTAATATCGGATGGTAACGATGTTAGTATTGTTGATCCCAACGGGGTTGACCCTGATAGCAATAATCTATAAGTAGCGTAACTTCTTGCTGGTGCAGCAGTTACACCACCGTTGATAACAGTAACTAAAGTAGAAGTTACCAATGTATTAATTTTTGCAAGAGCAAGAGTTTCACCTGTTGCGCCAGTTGTTTGTGTAACTTCAGTCTGTAATGGTATTACTGTTACGTTGGCAATAATATCACGTGATATTGTTCTAATATATTCACACGATGTTAGAAAAACTGGTTTATATATTGAAGATAGTTGTAATTTTCTTCCTACATAAAACGCATATGATAATTCTAATGTTTCGCTGTTGCCGCCGTATAACAAATCGTGTACCAGAGCATCTACAATGTGACCAGTTTCTATATTAATTTTTACTTCAGGGTAAACTAGTGTTGGATTATCAGCTGCAACTTTTGCAACTACTTGTGCTTTGATAAAATTTTTGTTAATTTTTAATAATGCCGCAGCATTTTCGTACCCATTACCAGAATAATTTACAGCGTCAATTCTATATCGATTTGCATTTACTTGGAAAAACGCCGGCACTTGCGGCTTGCGATCAGTATTTGTAACATCAATATTTGTGGAATTTATCTTAGTAGTAACAATAGCTGATAGATTAGCATTGAATCCATCAACAAACTGTCCTCCAGCAAATCGTTGTTTGTTTATTGATCCAGAAAAACTTGAACTTTGTTGACAGTAAGGAGACTTACTTAAAATTTGTCCAGCAGGGTCAAGAACCATCATAAATCCGCCGTGGCCTTGCACACATATCTGTCTTAAAATAACACTGTCATTGCATAAAAACACATCCATTTCTAAATTATTTTTAGGTGGATTGTAAATAGACCCAACATCGTATTTGCCAATTGCTGCCTTAATTGCTCCAACTTGTCCAGAAATTCGTGTACTAGATTCAGTTTCTCCTGGATTAACTAAATCTTTAACTTGTGCAATAGTACCACGTTTAGGTGATAATGTTGTGTTTGTAATTATTTGTTGTGCTAGAGTATTGATGTATTGAATGCCAACTAGCGTTTCAGTTTTTTGTGTGGTTACAGCTAAAGGTGAACGACTAGGATCAAAGTATTGTTCTCCAACAGACAACACGTTATCAATTTCACCAGTTAGCAAATCAGCTGACATAGCATCAACGATCAAACCAACACTTCTAGAAAATTCTACATCATCATAAGGTAACGTAGGATATGTTACATCCATATATCTAATTACTTCGTCTTTGATTAACTCTTTATTAGATAGTAATAGAGCTGATGCTTTTGGATATGTATCTTCAATGTCTAAAATAATTGTATTTTCACGTAATGCAGGATCTTGCAAATAGTGACGGCCGTAATTGGTTGTTTGAAATATTGTCCAATTGCCACTAGTAACAGGGGTCAACGATGAAAAATCATCGTGCAACGTAACATTGAATGTGTTGGTATTGACCGCTGTAATAACACCTTCTGCTGGATATTCGCCTGTCCCTTGAGTTGCTTTAAAAAATCCGCCAATCCAGGTACTGCTGGCAGTACCTGTTCCTAATGTAAGCAACGTTGGCAGGTAATCTAATTGGCAAGTCTTCGTAGTAAATTCCACTCTCAACATTGATTGTAATGTTAAGTTCTTTAACACTTTCACCGTATTTCAAAGTTTCGTTAATTTGAAACTCACCACTGACCACATCTACATCTATGTAGTCTTCACCAATTGTAGATGATCCGTCAGCACCATAGTAGAATACAATGGTTGCCCTTGCATCACTATTCATACCTTGCAATAGTTTTCCAGGAATGATATCAGTGTTTAATGGATTTCCTTGATCGACTTCAGTTCCGTTATTATTTGTGAAGAATATTCTTGTAAAACCTTCTGGACTTGGAGTAATATTTGTAACACGACTCTGTGAAATTCCTTCACCATATGCAATTACTTGCTGATATGGTCCAGGCTCTGGCTGCGCAGCCGCAATTAATGTTTCTGCATATTCACATGCAGTGTAGATACTTTTAAAAGCATATGCTAATGCTCTACCTTCTTTTCCAGGTGGAGTGTTTGTTTGATTGTCATCACCACTAACTGATACAAACAAATTAATTGTACTAGCAAAACTTGAATTATCAACATAGTATTTTGTTGCTGCCTGTAAGTCATCATCACCGTTTGGAGTTCCTGAACCAGCTAAACTACCTGGGTGATCATGCAATGTTAACGCACCGGTCATTGTGTCGCCTTGGCGACGAACAACGCTCTTGCGAGGTAAAGCTTCATTGCTTAACCAGAAGCCTTCTAAATTTGAATCATAAAATGCATCAGTTAATGTTTGAACTCCTGATCCGCCACTAACAGTAATTCGATTAGTTCCGTTTCTTGCATCTTCAAAAGTATGAAAGAAGCTCAATTGTGATGCACTTACATATTTTAAAAAGTAAACTGATTTAGCAACTCCTGATCCAGAACCAACGCCAGTTGCTATGAATTTTGTACCTAAAAGATTATCAACGGCTCCAATACTAGTCCATGTAGTATTTCCTGCGCTGCTAATAATATACGTTCTGCCAACTACAAAGCTGCCAGCGTTAACAGTTTCAGTTAAACCTGTTGCGTTACCGCCCGTCGAGTTGTAGGTAAATGCAATACCATCTGCACCACTATCATAACCATGTGCAGTAATACTAGCGTTACCGTCAGCAAAAACGTCAATTAATTTTGTATAACCTGATGCATTTAATGGCTCATCTCTTAGACGAATCTGTCCAGCACTTGACCCGCCAGTTTGTTGGATATATCTGCGATCTGCATATCCCTTAGTAATAGCCAACTCGTCAATGGAACTCGTCGTTTACAATATCACCGCCAGTTGCTGAGATTGTAATTTTTGTAGGATCACTTACATCGATAGTAACATTATTGCCCTGTACAAGATCTCTAGCTAAAACTTCAGCACCTGCATCATCAGATGTTAGGATTTGATTTGAACCTAATGTGTTGGGAGTTCCGTCAAGATCTGTAAATCCAATCCTGTCTCCAGTATTGAAAATAGCGTAAAGCTCGTTAAAGTTGGCATTAACTTTGCGGAACGATTCGCGAATACTATCGCCGGTTCCGTCATTACCTTGTACGCCAATGTCGATTGATTGTCTTGCCATGATATTATCCTAATTCTTCGTGAAAATCTTGCCCTACACTAAAGCTAGATCCGCACCCGCAGGTGCTATTTGCATTTGGGTTTTTGATGTTAAAACTTGATCCCATGGTACTCTCACTGTAATCTATTTCTGATCCCGTGAGATAAGTCATACTCATACCATCTACAACAACTTTGAACTCATCTAAAGCAATTTCAAAGTCGTCTTCGTTGACTTCTTCGTCTAGTGTAAACCCATAATTAAAACCACTACAGCCGCCACCTTGCACAAATGTTCTAAGTGCCATGCGTGGATTGTTTTCCTCACGCAATATGTCAATAATTTTAGCTTTTGCTGATTCAGAAATTGTTATCATTATGGTTCCTTATAAGGTATTTATCTACATGATTTTATAACCTTAATGTAAAGTAAATACATGATGTTTATAAAGATTGAATATGAGCTCACAGAGCATACTAGGACTAGCAAGCTAGGAAAAGAACATGCGTATACTCGTAAACGTGCTGTGATTCTTTTTAGGTGTGATAACTGCAATGAGTTATTTCGAAGAGACAAAGGTAAGATGGATCCAAAACGACTAAGTAATAACTACTTTCACGTTTGTAGCAACTGCGATTCTAAACAGTTTGCTCAAAAAAAGGGAGTGGAAAATAGGCGTATTTGGGATATGAAGGCTAGCAGTATGCAAGACGTTTCTAAATTATAACGAACTGCGTTTTAATACAACTAAATAAAAATCTAAGGAGGACATTAACATGTTCAAAGCAATTAAAGAATTCTTTACAGGCAAACCAGCCGTTGTAGAGACACCGGTAGAGGCACCATATAAGGTAGAAGTTGAAGCTAAAGTTGAAGCTGTGAATGCTCAACCTGTAGAAACTGCGCCTGTAGAAACTGCGCCTGTAGAAGTTGTTGCAACCACTGAAGCGCCAAAAAAGGCTCCTGCAAAGAAGCAACAGTTTGACAAAAAGCCAGCAGTCAAGAAGCCACGTGGACCACGTAAGCCTAAAGTTGCAAAATAAAAAAGCACCTCTTGGGTGCTTTTTATTGTTACTATATTAGGTGCCCAATCGGTCACGGGCTGATTCCAATACCAATCACTGTGTGCCCGCATCTTTTGTTTCTTGTAACCTGATTCAAGCAGTTGAGCATGATTGGGTACAACATTGGGATCGTGACCTACTAGTACATCTTCTCTGCTGACACTGTAATGACATACTGGGCGCACACCACGCCAACTATCAATTACACGTTTAACTCTATCATCGGTGGACTGTATATATTCACCTGTACGTATCCAGTGATGGTGTAGGTCAAGAACCAATGCACAGTCATTGACGAGTTCGAGACTGGACTCGACTCCCCAGGACATTTCGTCGTTTTCAATTGTGATGCAGTTTCTTGCTTCTGGGGAAAGCCGTCTGAGGGCAGATCGAATGCCTTCGGGGCCGCGTTTACCCGAGATATGTACGTTGATTTTAAAATCCTGGAAGGATTTGCCAAAGCCCATCCATCTGGCCATGTCAGCATGATATTCAAACTCCTCTATTGATCTTTCTACAATGCCTGGATTTTCACTAGCCAAGACACAAAACTGTCCTGGATGAAAACTAACACGCACATCATGTTTGCGAGCCGCTTTGCCCACTGGAGCAAATATCTTCTCGCAATGACGTTGTTGATCTGGATGTTGCCACCATTTGATCCAGTCTTTTTCAGTATAACCACTCAGCATTTCTGAACCAATACGCATCATTCTTCGCTCAGGCGGCAGAGTGGCCACACGTTCAATCTGTTTGATCGCGGCTGACGTGTTGTGATCCATCAGTTCGTACAGACGTTGTTCAGCTTCTAACGGATGTTCACGTAACCATCGCATGGTAGTACTGCGACCATTTAATTCTCTATTAGCGGCATTGACTTTCATGCCCCTTACTTCTGAGGCATCATCTAACCATTTACAAGCGTAACCAATTCTTTTCATAGGAATTTTTCTATAAGACGTTCAACAACCAAATAATATGACCATAGGGGTATAAAGATTGCAAACGTGGTTGACCAAAAGCCCTTTGCAATGACAAGTCCTGCAATCCAGCCTACCAATAAAACAAATGCGATTATGTGTCTCATACTGTTATTATACAGCAATTATCGCCAGTTGTCAACTACAATTGGATCCTTAACTTGTTCTGGTTTTGGTGATCCGTGAAATACTAAAATTGATGTATTTGTTTTAATCTCAGGTTCAACAATTTTGGTAAACATCTTGTTGTTGCCTGCACCAGATAATTCTTTTCGATCTCGAACTTCCCATTTATAACTTTGACACCATTCATCAGGCCAAAAATCAAAATTTGTTTTAATTTGATCAAACATCCAATCCTGATCGCCGTGCATACGTTTAGTAACTGTTAGATTATTTACTAAGTTTTTCCAGACTGTGGGATTGGTATGTGCTTCTAATCGAAATACAGAGCTGTTAAATCTTTTCCAATCGGGATATATTGAACGATTGAAATCTCTGATAATACAAAACTTTCCAGGACTGTGAGTCCAGAAGTGATCCATGTTTCTTACTATAACTATGTCTAAATCTAAAAATAATAAAGTTCCGGTTACTGGGAACTTATCACTGAAAACATAGGGCTTGTACCACCACCCTTGCAAATCAACTTCAGGAAGTGGTACTATTTGTATTGCTGGATTTAAATTTGTAGCATCTTCAGTTATGCAGACAAAGTTAACAGATTTTGTACTATGGCGTTTGACCATATTAAACAATCTATTAACATAATCTGCACTATACTTGTTGCCGTATTTTAAGCAAACAACGCTTCTTGACATTTAGCCTTCGTAAATTGCTGAATTGCCGTCGTGTTCAAATACTTCAGCAGACTTTAGTCGAATCATTGGATTTACTGGGTAACGATCTTGGTCTGGATATTCTTTAAGAGTTTCTAAAATTCTACTCATTTCTGTGTAAGCAAGCTCTGCAAATTTTTCACATCCAACTGCTTCAACAATACGCAAGTCGCATACACCACCTTGATCTTGTTTGCCCATAGCAGCCATTTGTTTGAACATTTCTAAATGTGGATCATCTTGTGCTATGACAAGAGTGTGATCGAACATGTAGTCGGCCCATGATTTGAACTTCTTTAGGCCACCAAAATCCATAACCCAGTTTTTATCATCTAGTGTTTCTGATTCAAAAATTAATCGAATACCAATTGAGTATCCGTGTAATAGCGAGCAGTGACTGTGCATTGCTCGCCATTGTCTAAAACAGCATGATAAGCCGCGGTCAGTACCGTATGTTTTTGTTGATAGATATTTTGCCATTGTTGTCTTCCTTTGTTAACAATGACATGCAGAGTTTATATTGCGGGATGAATGTCTAAGTCCGCATATAGTAATTATACACGAACTTAGGCTAATGTAAAGTTTTTTGGTTGGATAATTAACTTGATACTATTTGTCCAAATCTCATCCATTCGCCTGGAGATCCTTCTCTAACACATACCCATCCAATATAGTCTGTATCTTTAGGATCAGTGTTCCAACAAATATCGCCTTTCTGGTAAATGCCAACTGTGGGTTTACTAGAACTCTTAACAAACTTCTTACCATTAAGGCTAACTGCTCCGCCTACAGTAAATGCAACATCACCAGCAGGAACCTTTACGCCAACACTTAATTGACCATAGACTTTTACTAGTCTATTAACATTGTATTCGTTTCCAAATTCAATTGCACCATTTGCATCAATTTTAAATTCTTGTTCACTATCACACATCACTGAAAACGTGTCTTTGACTCTGATGCCTGATGATGATAATTCAAAATTATTAACATTATTAAATCTAATAGTGTCGGATATAATAGTAGTTTGTTGTGGTCCAACTGAAATGGAGCCTTTTACAGCAGTATCACCAGCAACTGCTAATGATTGAAGTGTGCCAACGCTGGTCAAACGACTGCTACTTACTCCGTCACCTAACTTATTTTTGGATAAAACCAATTGGCCAGCAATTGAATAATATTTTTCATTAGATAAATCAATTATTTCTGTTGACCAAATTCGATCTGGACCTGCTGTATAACTTAAATGTTTTTGTGTTCGGCCTTGATTCCAAAATACACCTGTGCCATAAATGTCACTATCAGATGTAGCTGTAAACACTAGGGATTCGTTGATTTCTTTAGTGCTTGTAGTGATAATTTCATCAACTTCCAAGCGACCGTTAATTTTTAAAATACCGTTTTTATATGACGGATGACCAATAATAACTTCGCCCGTATTCTTCAATGTTAGTCTAGTAGTATTGTCGGTGCCTAATTCTAAATCAGTGTTATTATAAGTGCCAACATAGGCAGCATTGACTTTGTAACTGCTTAACACTAACTCTACATTGTTTTCAACGATGGTAATTGCACCGCTTGGGCTATCTGTATTAATACCTAAACGCTGATGAACAGGGTTAAAATATGCCCATTCGCCAATCTTGGCCGCACCCGCTACTTCCAAGCTCTTTAGTGTTCCAACTTTGCGTAAATTACTTTTTGTTACTGAATTGCCCAGTGTGTCTAAAGTTAGTACTGGCAAGTTTTCAATAAAAAAGGCCTTTCCTGGAGCTAAGTCAACGTTCAACGTACTCCAAAGTTTTCCACCTTCTTTATAAATGAATTGATTTGTAGTGTCACCGACTGTAAAGTTTAGACCTTTACCGTCTAGAGCAGCTTCGGATGCTTCTGAAAAATCTAAAGATCCAGTTGAACTGCTATTTTGATTGGTGACGATGTTTTTAGCATTGATAGTATCTACCGTAAGTGTGCCACGCACTTCGACGTCTTTGGCTAATTGTACGTTGGCTGCAAAAATAGCTGATCCCAACACAGTTATATCACCTGCGTGAGTTAGATTTCCCTCAGTATTCTTTACCTGTAGTCTATCCACTACTAGTTTGTCATCCACAATTGAAAGCAGTTGATTCATAAGTTTTCCTCTTGTCTTATATTTAGTATAGGAAACTATATCAGCAATTCTGCCTGTTCAAGCGGAATTAAGCATAGAAAATACCTACTAAAGGTATTTATCTATGCTCGGGTACTTTAACTTTGTACTTTAAGAAGAATGGTTTCTTCGTTGATACGACCATTCATTTTGGTATCAGTAGCGTTAATTTCATCTAAGAACTTACGCAATTGAACCTTGCCCGCTGCCTTAAACTCTTTAAGTTTTTCTTCGGGTTTGCGTACAGTCTTTTGAACACTCAAGTTTGCGTCAAAGCCAGTAATTGTAGTGCCTTTGACCCCTAACTCTTTGTATTCCTCTGCAACATAACGTCCAATCTTACGGCTCTTAGTATTGAATATCCACAACTCTTTTGAGCCAATGATATCAGTAGGACTAATGCTTACAAGTTTCAAAGGCTCATTGGTCTTCATGTACTTGAGTTTAGCAACAATCTTTTCTGCTGGAACAGCTTTCTTAGCACGTGGCGCACGATTAACTTTGGCTTCTTGTGTAAGCATGTCGCAGGCACTGGCAATTTCTTGATAAAAAGCAATCAAGTTTTTAACTTGTTTTTTACTAAGATGACTGTATCCTTCACGCAACTGCTCGTCAGCTTTGCCACTAGCCAGTTCTTCTAACTCGGATAAATCTCGAGCATAAAAATCTTTAATAATACGAGCATGTGCAGCCTTAACTCCCTTACCTTTGAGCAAGTTCAGCACCTTAAATGCTTTTGGATCAAACGCTTCTGGTTCTGTTTGAAATCCTTCGATAGCATCTTCAATCTCTTCGGTCATACCAAATGCGGCATCACGCACACGTTCTTGAATACTGGGTGTATGTATGTCTTTCTTATTTGATTCTGCCTTTGCGGCTTCTTCTTCCTCGTCAATATCGTATTTGCCATCCTCTACAATTTTTACAATGGCTGCACGTAACCACGCAGAAGTGCTACGACCATCATTAAAATCTGCACGGACATCTGGCATGCCACGTAGCAAACAACTTGCAATAGCACCCATAGTAACACCGCAACGTTGATCTCGTGTTTTCTTAAAAGCGGCAATATCTTCTTTAGTGCATTCTACACTAGTCATCCATTTAATAATGGCTGGCTTCAAATCTTTACCACTAAACTCTAAACGGTAGTATTCCATAGCAGTATGGAAATGACGCAAAAATTGGCTAGTGTCCATTGCTTCGGAATTGTCCCAAGTTGGACTATGATCTTTGACAGCACGAGTACGATGTGCAATAACTTGCTTTTTAGTTACTCGGGTCTTTTTAGCTGGTGCTTTAGTTGCCATTTTCTTGCTCCGTTTTGTTAAACAATACGTATATTATATGTGAATTTGTGCCAAATGTCAAGCCCATTTGAGTAAAAACCAATCCAAATGCTGTCTTTTTTTGAATTCGAAAACATTGTATGCTGTGCGTGAATGCTTGCCAAATGTGGTTTTACACCAATCATTTATAAAAACATAAGTTTCTTCTGGATATGTTTCGTTATAAACATCCATTTCATTTTCGTTTTCTGCCCAAACGTATGCTAACCATTTTGATCCAGACTGTCTAGTTTCTATAAACATAGAGTATATAGTCACAAAAAAAGGATCCGAAGATCCTTTTAGTATAATTGCAAGATTACTTGGTTGCCGAAGCAGCCTCTTTAGCCTTCTTTTTTGCCTCACGTTCTTCTTTAGTTAATGGTTTCTTAACTACGTCTTTACATTTTGGATCTTTCTTGATATCGCAATGTACATGCTCTGGGCCTTTGGCAGCTGGCTTTTTCTCAACTGGCTTTTTATCAGCTGGTTTTTTATCAGCTGGTTTTTTCTCAGCTGGTTTAGTTACTGCTGGTTTTTTCTCAGTTGGCTTAGTGTCTGCGGCTTGTGCTGAAAAAGATAGTGCTAGTGCAAGTCCTGCAACGAAAATTAGTTTGTTCATGATTTAGCTCCTTACCCAATATTTATCCAAAAAGAAAGCCCACGGGCTTTATCCATGGGCTTTTTGATATGCTTTAATCTAAACTTTACATAGATTGGTTATGTCCACAGGCTGTCGCGAGCTTTGATCAATCGAATCATCATTGCTTCATCTTCTTTTTCATAATCGG